CAATTGACGTTTCTAAAAATTCACCATTTTTTAACCAAAATTTTATTCTAACTAGACTCATTGTTTAATTCTCCTATATGCACAATTGCTACTACAACAGTCTCAAAACCTCCTCCTCGACCTTCTTCATAATGTTTAAGCCTTGTTCCATTTTCTATATATTTAATATCTATAATGTATTCATTCTCTCTTAAATAATTTGAGATAAAATCATTAATTACATTACCTATAGACTCAACACCCCTTGGTATTGTTACTACTCTTTTAATCATTTTGTTACACCTCCGTAACCCCTAACTCTTTTAACTCTTCGATTAATTCATTTCTAATTTCTTTCATAATAGCCACAAACTTTGGTCTATATTTGTTATTAAAAAATATTACACGGTTGTTTATACTTATTCTAATATTACCAATAGCCTCATCAACCTCCCTTAAATAAAAATCAATTTCTTTAATTTCTCCTAATAAGTCATTTGCTTTTTGTAATTCTGTATAATTCATTATCCATAAATCTCCTTTAATTGCTTCATTTCTTGTAATTCTCTTATTCGTTCCTTTTGTTGCTGGATAGTTCTTTCCTTGACTATATTATCGTTAGAAAGCTCTTCTATCGTATTACTTGAAACATATACTCCTACCATTAATCCTACAGTGAACATTGCTAGTAACATTGAAAGTGTGATTAGTATAATCTCTATGTTACTCCATATTTTTTTCAACATCTCTTATCCTCTCTTTCGCTTTTTCGAAATACTCTGTATTTATTTCAAATCCCACATAATTTAAGTTAGCTTCTCTAAATACTATTAAACTGCTTGCACTACTTACATGCGTATCTAATATTTTAAATCCTGGCCGACAATATTTATTAACTATCCATCTATATAGATTCACTGGTTTTTGAGTAGGGTGTATCCTTTTTTCATTCAACTTCTTATTACCTTGTTGAATATGTCCTTCTTCTATTGATTTGCCTTGAAACATCCCATTCCACATATATGTTACTTTTCTTACGCTATCATGTAAGCTGCAGTATGCTATTTCACAATCGCTAAAACTTGATTTGCCGTTGACCTTATCCCAAACTATCCTACCTGGCCCAAAATTATATATTTTTGAGAAGTAATTAACACCCCATATTATTTGATGTTTACTCACCCTAAAGAGTTCGTCAAAATATTCTTTTGTCGGTAATTCCCATGTATCCGTTTTTTTATACAACCGCTGAACTCCAATAGGGCTTATTTTTCTACCATAAAATTTTCTTTTTTCTGGCCCGTTAAAATAAGGTGGATCAACTATTGCTAAATCAAAATAATTGTCTGGGTAATTAGTTAAATACTCCATGCAATCCCCGTTAATGAATTCTTGCATCATTTCTTATCCTCCTATTTCTTTCGGAGTACATCCCAACGCTTTAGCTAATTTTCGTAACGTTGAAAATCGTGGTTGTTTAAACACTCCAGTTCTTATTAATCTAATAGTGTTGATATGTACTCCAGATTTTTCACTTAATTCTTGATCTGTTATGTTTTTCTTATCCATTATTTTTTGTAAGTTAGTCACAATTCATATCCTCTAACAAAAACGCCACTGATTGAATTATAACGTTTCTCGCTCTTAATGCTGCTGATGTGTGAGTCGTCTTTCCAGAAATTCAATTTAGTCATCTGATCAATAAATGCTTTCGCCAAATTATCCACATCAGGCTTTTTAGTGTAATAGTCACCATCTACCTTATTTTTTTCTAAAGGAAAGCACCATATTAATTCAACCCCAATAGGAGCATTTAACATTTTATCAGGAATGCGACTAATCAATCCTGTTTTAAATATCTCTTTAGCTTCTTTCAAATTATGCGAATCAAAAATAATCGGCTTACCATTTTTTACTGAAATAATTTTATCTTGATGAGTGACCTTTGGTATTTTTTTCAAAGGCACAAAAAATTCAAATTCCATAATTCAATTTCACTTCCTTAACTCCAATTTAATTTTTTACCATTTCCATTTTTTCTTTTTTCATTTTTCGCGCGGAGTACAGGACGGTGTTGGTACAGACAGGAGGTGGTTTTTAAACCTCCTGTACTGTCCAACCTGTACTGTCCCTGTCACCTCCATCCACCATCATATATCTTAGATATATGGTTGTCGGTGTCTAAGACGACACTATAAAAACATAGTGTTTTCTAAAAAATACTAGACTGATTTTTTAATTGTCTTCTGAAAAAGTCACGACATATTTTTTAAAGTCCTGTCTCACGTTTTTTAATAGTTTTTGTATTCTTATCGTACCAATATATTTTACTATTTTCTAATCTTCGTTCTATAGTTTTTACATTAATACCTAAGTAATCAGCTACCATTTGTTTAGTCGGCTCTTCTCCAAAACTGCAATTTCCAACAGCTAATTCAAACTCTAACATGCTTTCTTTCTGTTGTTCTTTAGCTTGTTTTTGTCGTCCTTCTTTAGCTTTTGAATACTTATTCTTATCAGAATCTACCTCTATATCAGCTAATACCCCAACCTCGTCAACAGTATGGATAGGATAACCAAACCACATGTTTACAGGTTCAAATTTAGCAAACTCTCTAAGAGTACCTTCAACACGCCACGCTGTTGTTTGCTTTACAGAGTCCTCAAGGCTCTTTGCTTCAGCTCTTACATCCAACAGATACCCACTAAGGCTCTTCTCAGCGTGATGTTTCATCTTCTCATAATTGTAATGATCATCCATTCCAATCTTAGTTTTATAATACTGATTATTCAAAGTTCTGATTTTATCTTCATAGAACTTAACTAACGTGTTATTAACTTGTGTCTTCATCAGTTGTTCTGGAATTTCTAACTCAACTAAATCTATTAAGGCATCTGGGTCACGAGCAAATACTCCACTTCCACTGGCTCTATCCATTGATTTTTTACCACCTTGTGAACCTTTTGAGTGGTGGTGGCAGTAAATAACTGAACAACCTAATTCTGTAGCCACCTTGTCAAATTGGTTAGTAAAATGTGCCATCTGGTCAGCGCTATTCTCATCACCAGTAAGCACCTTGTATATAGGGTCAATAATAACAGCTGTATAATTCTTTTTGTGAGCCCTTCTGATTAATTTAGGTGCTAACTTATCCATAGGAACAGTTTTACCTCTTAAATTCCATATATCAACGTTATTTAAGTTATTAACAGGTATTTCTAATTTAGTGTAAACATCTTTAAATCTATGTAAGCAGCTTGCTCTGTCTAACTCTAAATTCACATATAGCACCCTACCTTGTGTACATTCCCATTTTAACCACTGTTGACCTTCAGCTATTGCTATTGCCATTTCTATTAATGCAAAACTTTTTCCTGCTTTAGACGGTCCAGCAATAAGCATTTTGTGCCCCTGTCTAAGCACTCCTTTTATTAGTTCGGGTGCTAATTCTGGCATATTATCCCAAAAATCTTCTAAAGACTCTGGATCTGGTAAATCGTCGTTTAAATCTTCTATAAATTCAAACCATTCATCCCAACTAGCTTTTCCGATATTAGTATCAATTAAAAATTGTTTCTTGCCATTTCTCATAATACCAGGCATTCTACTTAATCTTGATGGGTTCTTGTTTTGTGTATCAACTGCTAAGCCATTTTTAGCACAAACTTTATATAAATAATCAACACGTTTTTGGTACTCTTGATAATCTTTAGCTTCAATTTTAACGATAGCGTGAACTGACTTACCACCACTATGCACTAAGCAAGCAACTGGCAATTCTAACTCACGAATAATAGCGTTCTGTTGAGATATACTAGTTTTATCACTTTCTACAAGTGCATATCTATATTCAGTTACATTATCATTCTTAACCCCTTTACCATCTAACGGGTTAAATCTTATCCATGCTCCAGCTTCTTTATTGTAATCTCCAATAACAAAACCAATATCATCTTTATACTTATTTAACTTTTCGATTAAATGTCCTGCTGTACGATCATACACACCTTTTTTTGGCTTATGTAATACTTTACCTTCTCCGTCTTCCAATGGGTAAGTTTCGGTAACAAATCCTACATTCTCGGTACTTTCAAATAACGTTTCTATATATGTTATTAACTCCTTGACAGGTTGCCAATTACTAGGTTCTTTTATTTCCTTACCTTCTATCCAGCTTTTATCGATAAATTTATAATCGCCATCTGATTTTATTTCATCATTCCAATCTAATGCATACGAATTTTCAGAGTTGATATATAATGGCGTATAACCTCTATCAACAGCCATTTGAAATATAGTACCACCTGTGACAGGCTTACCAGCACCATTAAACGTACTCCATTTTCTAAGGCATTCACCTTCTTTATATCTCACATCATTTTGCGACCATAAGTCCCAATCTTGGACGGTGTGTCCTTCATGTTTTAAAGCCATACCAACATTGACCCATTCTTGATAATCAAGAGTAGCAGGGTTGATATACTCTAATAATTCTAATAAATTATTCTTATTTTCCATTTTCTAACTCTTCCACTCCTAATTCTCTAAAATATTCTGGTTTACCTATTGACAATTCTTTGATTTTAATATATTGTGTATATGAACGAATTTTTTTATAAATGACGTACTCTCCTACAAAATTGAGTGCGTCTTTTTCTGTTTTAAAAACTCCTAATTGATTATTAGGGAATATATTCGGGTTATCATCACAAACCAAATAGATTTTCTCTCCCTTACGTAATTTTCTTTCTTCCATTATTTTCACCTCTTAATTATTTATTGACCTGGAGTATATTCTTTAGCTATAATTCCTTTTGGCAACCTCCAGCCATTTGCTGCAATTCTTGTAATCATGTTGTTAGCTTCTTCAAATTTCCATGAACCAACTTTTCTAAATCCACGATTTTCTAATAATCTAATCTGTTTTGGCGTTGCTAAGCCTGCATCTCTTCTCTTATTAATTCTTTCAATTAACAAACTAGCTTTACCAGATGATTCAATTTCACTGGCGTATATTCCCATTTTTTCTAATGTTTCAATTTGCTTCTTCGAAGGTGGCGCTTGTTCACTTAAAAAACTAGGAACATAATTCGCTAAATCTTCCGCAGCAATACTCATTTCAAATTGTAACGGATCTACTAATTTACCTTTTTTACGTCTTTGTTCAGCAAGTTGTTTAGCTAGACTATTTTCTCTATCTTGAATTACTTCATCAGTTGCTTTAACTTCTACTTCTTCTAAATCAACGGCAAAACCAACCTCTTTTTCACTCAGTTCAGTCATCTTTTTAGCTACTTCTTCACTTTGAGCAATTAAATGAGCAGGACGACACAACTCATGTTTTTCAACATGCCATAAAAAATCTAACAGAAGTAAATTTTCTTTCCCTGGGTGTAACCTTGTACCACGTCCAACCATTTGAGAATATAAAGCCCTAACTTTAGTTGGTCTCAAGACGATTACACAATCAACGCTAGGACAATCCCAACCTTCAGTAAGCAACATAGAATTACAAAGCACGTTGTATTTATCTTTGTCAAAATCTTCTAATATTTGCGCTCTATCTTTACTTTCTCCATTGACTTCAGCAGCTTTAAATCCTTTTGAATTTAAAATATCTCTAAACTTTTGACTAGTAGCTACTAGCGGTAGAAATACAACAGTTTTTCTATCTTTACAATGTTTAATCATTTCATCAGCTATTTGTTCTAAATAAGGATCTAGCGCGTTACTCACATCACTAGCTTTAAAATCTCCATTTTGAGTAGCAACCCCACTTAAATCTAAATTCAATGGAATTGTTAAGCTTTGAATTTTACTTAAGTAACCTTCTTTGATAGCATCAACAATTTTATATTCGTAAGCTAAGCTTTCAAAATAAGTCCCTAAGTCTTTCATATCTCCTCTATCTGGAGTGGCAGTAACTCCTAATACTTTTGCTTTGTCAAAATGATTAAGTACATTCTGATAACCATTAGAAATACAGTGATGTGCTTCATCAATAACGATAGTATCAAAATAATCATTGCTAAATTGTTTAAGTCGTTTTTCACGTTGCAAAGTTTGAACACTTCCTACAGTTACTCTGAACCAAGTACCTAACGAACTACTATCAGCTTTTTCAAGTGCTGTATTTAATCCAGTACTTTTCTTTAGTTTGTCACTTGCTTGTTCTAGAAGTTCGCTTCTATGTGCTAGAATTAATACTCTTTCACCTAATTTAACTCTATCTTCTATAATTTTTGAAAAGACAATAGTCTTACCACAACCAGTAGGAAGTACTAGGAGCGTTTTATTAACGCCCCCGTTCCACTGTTCTTGCACCTTCAACCTTGCCTCTTCTTGATAAGGTCTAAGCTGCATCTTTAGAAGCCACCTTGTCCGTTATTCCATGGTTGTGCGTTAGCATTGAAAGTAGGTTGACTAGCTTCATTTGTAAATAGATTTGAAACATTTAAAACATTAGTGATATCAACATCTTCTTTATAAATCATACCTTTAATTTCATTGTATTGATTCCCGTTGCTACTATCTTTCACTACTACTTTGCACACTCCAGTAGCACCTGTAATTTGATTCCAAGCCATTTTTAATGGTTCACCTTTTTTCTTAAATCCAATCGCCCCAAAGAAAGCCGATAACATTCCTTCTACTGAACTATGTAAAAATAGATTATGTTTAAGTGTTTTTTCACCTTCATTAGCATCAATTTTAATTGATATAATAGCTTTTGGACAGCTCGGTAATTTAGCATTAGGGTTGTTAGGTGATGGCGTGTGTTGTGCTCTTTCGTATCCTTCGACAGTAAATTGATATAATCCAGCGGGTAATATTATATACTCACTATCCTTCACTATCTCCGAATCCCAGTCTAATTCTCTATCAAAGTTATTATTGTAATTTGTATTCATTTTAAAATCTCCTTAAATTTATATTATTGTTTTATT